GTCGAACAGTACACAAATATTAGATTCGATTGCTGAGTATCTTCCTGAGGGCTTGGACGAAAGCACTTTGGCTAAGGTGTCTGAGCTTGTAGCTGTCATTATTGATCAGCGAGTCGAAGAAGAAGTTAATGACCTGTCCACGAAGGTTCAATCTTTCATTCGTGGAAACATTGAAAAGTTGAAAGAACAGAGAATATTTGAAACACAAAATCCATATGCTATTTTGGCTAATCAGTTTTCCGTAGATATCGAAATGTTTGGAAACACTCTTTTTTATCCCGGTCGCTTAGTTTATATAAATCCGGCTGAATCTTTAGGCGGTTCTGGAAGACCATGGCAAAACGGCAGCGTATATCAAATAATGGGATTGGGGGGTTATCATCAGATTCGTAAGGTCTCAAACGTAATATCCGATGGTGTTTTTAAAACAAGCTTGGAGGCTGACTTTATGTCTTCTGGCTCCCCTCCTATCAAGAGAAGAGCGACGAAAAGTAAGTAGGATTTTATTATGCCAGATTTTAACATTAATAACAACACAAATTTAACAACACTATTCTTTGAGAGAATATTATATCAAGCATTTTTTGGAATCCCGGAAGATTATGATGAAATTTTTGTTGATTTTGCGGGCATAAAGGACTACTGGTCTTTTGAAAACTTCTTTTACGGTAAGGTTAACCAAAGTTTTCAAACAATAAGGGTTTCAAAATCACAATTAGTGTCCATTTCTCAAGATGGTGAAAACTTTTATTTACTTTCTGAGCCAGCAAAGGCATTTCAAAAAATGCAAAAACTGTTTCAGCAAAGACTTAGGGCAGGGCAGATAGCCAGAGAACCTTACTTGTCAGAAATAAAAATCCACAAAGCATATGAAGACCCAGATATCAGATATAACAAATATATTACTGGCATTATTGACAAATTCAATAATATGATTATAGAAAAGCAAAAGGATGAAGAAATAACTGATGTCAAGGATTACTTCAAAAAATTCTTAAGTTATATTTTGGAGAGTGGGGATATAGAATACTTTAATCGTTCCGCTTACTATATGTCATCCAATGTCTCGTCTTTGTCGTCCGGGATGTCTATTGAGATTGCAGACTTGGATCCATCAGACAATTCTCAAAAACAAATAATAATTGACTCTCCTAATTTTGAATTTTATAGAGAATGTGCTGTAAACTTTGGATTTATAATTGACAAGAATATTCCGTGGAGATTAAATTTTGATTTATCTTCTCCTGTAGTGAGAAAAGAACTTGACGGCAAACTCTCCAATTTACCTCTTGTTCCTTTTTATTTATCCACGAGATTTGTAAGGGTTCTGTTATCCGATATCGATTATATGGTTAGTTCTTTTTTGCTGGGCTATAACACTTTTGTTGAAATGAGACCCGTCAGAAGAGAGGGTGTATGCATCTACAGGAGAGAAAAGCAGACCATAGAAGACATCAGGGGGAAAATATTTAGTGATTCTGTTTTGACAAAAAATTATATATTGATCAAGAACAAGGAAATAGGAAATGTTTATTCCACTGAAGAGTTGGAAAAAATAATTTTTAATGCAAATGACTTGCCGACAATATCATCCTTTTCTTATATTAGCAACAAATTTGAAATACCTTATTATTTTGAGGGGTCATCGACCTATACCGACTTAAAAAGAAAAATTTCAATAAATACTGATTTTCCACTTGACAAATTCAGCAGTTATGTTAAAATGTTATTAAAGAAAAAGATCAAAAGCATTTATTGAGGCAGCTTGTTATTTCAAACACTTGATGATAAAAAAGAGTGCGTAGGCATTTATACTGACGGGGAATTATCATTTAATCACCCCCTACCTACAGGTCTGTCTAGGTCTTGGTCTTATTCTGCTTTTCTTGAAAATTTGGATATTCAGTACGCAAAAATATATTGTGGAGGAAAGACACTCCAAGAAGTGTGCCCAGAGCCGCTTAAACCACGCCTAGAGAGCGTTGAAAAAAAATTTAAAGCATTCATTAAGTCTTTTGTTACATCGCGTGTATCGCTCAATGAGAACTGTTTTTACGATTTAGTTCCCCAAAGGTTTCTTCTGGAGTGGTGTTACACTAAGGATTTAATTTGCAAGCATGTGTTTGAGACATATGAGAAACCAAATAATTATGATTATATGTTAGACTTGATCAAAGTCATTGATGATATAGGATATACAAAAATTAATATTGACAGATCTGGACTATCTCTCTATAAGACGAAACATAGAAAATTTTTAAAGAAATTGAACAAAATAGAACCTTTTTGCAAATTTAATGTATGGGGAACAAAGACGGGTCGGCTTACCACAATAAAAAATAGCTTTCCCATCCTAACTCTCGATAAAGAATTTAGATCTATCGTAAGACCAAATAATGATTATTTTGTAGAGCTTGATTTTAATGCTGCGGAATTGAGAACGCTGTTATCACTACAGGGGAAAGAGCAGCCCATAGGTGACATGCATCAGTGGAACATTGAAAACGTATTTAAAGGAAAATTAACAAGAGAAGACGCAAAGAAAAGAATCTTTGCTTGGCTTTATAATCCAGAAAGTAATGATGAGTTGTGCGAGTTTGCTTATGATAGAAAGTCTGTGGTACAAAAGTACTTCACTCAGGGACAGGTGACAACCTTTTGGGACAAAGTTATTCCGTCAACAGAGAGAACCGCATTGAATTACATTATTCAATCAACTTGTGCGGAAAATGTTTTGAGACAAATGATAAAGATATCTAATTATTTAAAAGGTTCCAAATCATATGTTGCTTTCCCGATCCATGATTCTGTTGTACTTGACTTATCGGTCGAAGACAAAGAAAAATTGCCAGAACTCTTAGAAATTTTTTCTCAAACAGAGCTTGGAAAATTTAAAGTAAATGTAAGTGTCGGAAAAGATTTCGGAAATCTTAAAAAGTTAGAGGTTTAAATTGAACATTATAGGTTTAGGTAATGCAGGTTGCAATATTGCAGAATCATTTGCGGAATACCCACAGTATAAAATTTTTAAAATAAATGTTGACATCGAAGGAAAAAGTTGTTATAATGTACCAGAGTTTCAGACAGCAGAAGAGTACGAAGCTTACAGCTATCCAAAAATTAAATCTTTCCTACGAGGTCTGAAGGATGAGACAGTTTTTATTATAGGAGGGTCTGGAAAAATTTCTTGTGGTTCTTTGAAGATACTAGAGTCAATAAAAAACAAAGACGTATCCATTCTCTACATTAAACCAGACATCTCCATGCTTGATGATGAATCTAGAATGATAGAAAGGCTTGTTTATAACGTCATGCAAGAATACACGAGATCTGGAATATTTTCCCAAATGATGATAATATCAAATGTCGAAGTTGATGCAGTAATTGGGGGAGCACCTGTTATGGGGTATTATGACAAATTAAACGAAATGATAGTGCCCACAATACATATGATCAATTATTTTTCAAAAAACAAAGCAGTATCCGGATCGATCCCAAAGCCAAAAAGCACACACAGAATCTATACAGTTGGACTCTTTGATATTAATAAAAATGAAGAAAAAATGTTTTTTTCCCTTGACAACCTCAGAAGTAAGTGTTATATTTATGGAGTAAACGAAGAAAGATTAAAGACAGATAGAAATTTAATGAAAACCATAAAAAAACAAATCGATTCAAAAAGGGAAGAAAATGTAAATGTAACATATGCGATATACCCAACAGAATACGAATATGATATTGGGTATGTTATAACCAGAACCCCCAACATTCAGAAATAATTTTTTAACAATAAACCAGCAAAGCGAGAGATTTGTTGCTTTGACTATAGCCAATATCGGCACAAATAACAATAGGAGAAAAGAAGATGGGATTAGACATCAATAAAATTCGAGCACGCCTAGATAGCGTAAAGAACAACGGTAAAGCTGGAGGATCTTTCTGGCGACCAAAAGACGGACAACAAACAATTCGAATTGTCCCGACACAGGACGGTGACCCGTTCAAAGATTACTGGTTTCACTACAACTTGGGACCGGACCAGAAGGGTGGAGTACTTTGCCCAAAGAAAAACCATGGAGATCAATGCCCAATTTGTGATTTCAAAGACCAGCTTTGGAAAGAGTTTAACGATACTCAGGATCAGGACACAATGAAAATGGCAAAAGATTTGGGTCCACGCCAGCGATTTTTCTCTCCCGTACTTGTCCGAGGCGAAGAGTCTGAAGGTATCCGAATCTGGGGATATGGCAAAGAAGCTTATACATCTTTGTTGAATCTTGTACTTAATCCCGAATACGGAGACATCACTGATACGGACGAAGGGACAGACCTAAATCTGACTTATGGAAAACCACCGGGAGCATCTTTCCCTAAAACAACCCTCACTCCCCGCCGCCGCACAAGTCCACTTTGCGACGAGGCTGTTGGTGGAGATGTAGAGTGTAACCGATTGTTGGAAAACATTCCAAGCTTCGATAATGTGTTTCAGACAAAGACAACAGAAGAAGTTCAAGCCGCTCTAGATGGTTTTATCTCCCATCTCGAAGGAAATTCTTCGGAGGAATCTAACACGCAGGAGCTTGTTGTGAGCGATGAGACTCCCAGCGTTCTCGCTGCCTTCAACGAACTAACCGGAAACTAATTTATCCATCACTACTCCGAACCGCAGGGGGGCATGGGTTTACAGATGCCTCACTTTTTTAAACTAAACTAGAGGAAAATATGAATATTCTAAAAGAAAGCCGAGTTGTTTCCAACTCTTTCATTGTCGCAACACTACTTTCCATCACCCTGTCAATTGCCATCTGGGTAGGTGCAGTTGGTGATAGTGCAGAACAAACACAGCGACTTGCTCTTTTTGTTGGTCTTTGGGCACCAACATTTATGGGCTTTGCTAACTATTATAAAGAAGACTAGGGGGGAATAAATGACTACAAGCGAAACGGCACAAGAAGGAAATAAGGTATCGGTTCACTATGTCGGAACAATTACTGACACAGGCGAGCAGTTTGATAGCTCGCGAGATCGAAACGAGCCAATTTCTTTTGTTTTAAATTCTGGAGAGATGATTTCTGGCTTTAATGATGCAGTAATTGGTTTATCGGTAGGGGAAACAACATCAGTTACCCTAGCTCCCGATCGGGCTTATGGAGATCATCGCCCAGATGCGAACACGACTATTCCACTGTCTACTTTTCCCGATGACATGCAACCATCAGTTGGTATGCCAGTTCCCCTACGCTCTCCGGATGGTCAAGTCCTAGTTGGCAAAGTGTCTGATATCTTGGAGGAGAGCGTTACTGTGGATTTGAATCATCCATTAGCCGGAAAAACAATCTCTTTCGAAATTGAGTTAGTTTCTGTAGAGAATGAAGCAACCGCAAATGAGACCGAATAGGTGATAGCTGATGAAGACACCGTTGCGATATCCCGGTGGCAAATCTAGAGCCGTAAAATACATCTTACCTCTCATCCCCGAAGATTGCGGAGAGCTTTGCTCTCCCTTTCTAGGGGGAGGCTCTGTGGAATTGGCAGTCGCAGAACGGGGAACAAAGGTGTATGGTTATGACATTTTTGCTCCACTTGTTTGGTTTTGGGAAGCACTTTTAGAAGACCCAGAAAGACTTTCTTCTATTTCTGATTCTTATAGGGTAGAGAAGGAATATGATCACAAGGGGAAAATTGAAAGAAAAAAAGGACTACCGCTAGAATCCTTTAGGCAGTTCAGAGACGAAATAAAAGAAGAGCTTTCTAAAAAGGATCCTCAATTTAGTTTTGATTTAGCTGCAAAAGTCTATGCGATTAATCGCTCTAGTTTTTCTGGTGCCACACTATCAGGCGGTTTTTCGAAACGTGCTTCATATGCAAGGTTTACAGATAGCTCGATTGATAGAATTAGGAACTTTAAAGAGCCAAACTTGCTTGTTCAAAGAATGGACTTTAAACAATCAATAGCCAGACATCCAAACGCTTTTTTATATTTAGATCCCCCTTATATGCTGAATAAAGAGTGGGTTCCAGAACACATTGACGAGAGAAGTGGAAAAATCATAGAAGGATATTGGATGGACAGAGATAGGCTTTATGGTAAGGATGGCAATCTTCACCACTCTTTTGATCATCGTGCCTTGTACAATATCCTTACAAAAAGAAAGAATTGGGTCTTATCTTACAATGATTCTCCCGAAATTAGAGATCTTTATAGAGATTACGAAATTTTAAAAGCAGACTGGGCGTATGGTATGAAAAATGTTACAACAAAAAAGATGGGTTCTTCATCTGAGTTACTAATTATAGGTTGATGAGCATGAAAAAAACATTTAAAAGCTGGAGAGGCTTTCTGACGGAATCGGTCGAAAAGGGAAAAAAGTTTGAAGTAGTGGTTGTGCAAGTGGTGCGACTCAATGCTGGTGCAGAGGTTTTAACTGGACCCGGATATGATAGCTGGGAAGAGTGGTCCGAACTCGCCAGTAAAAATAAAACCCTTGGCGAAATGGCACAAGAGCTTTACGAAACTGCCAAGGATTCCGGCTTCTTTACAGCTTC